TGCTTTTAAAAGACCTTGTACAAGTTCTACAATTATTGCAAGTGGGCCTAATGCTTTAGTTAATGCTGGTCCTAAAGATTTAATACCAGCCATCATAGATGACATTCCTTTAGGTAATTTTGCTGTTGTTTTAGAAATTGCATCATCTAAACCTTTACCATCTTTCCCTAATAATCCTTTAAGATCTTTTTGATTTGCTGTTCCTTTTTTAGTAAAGTTGATTTTATCAGTAATGCCTAATCTATCCGTCATGTCTTTTGTTACTCCCTTTCCACTTTTTAAAGCTGCTATATCTAACTCTCTTTGCTTTTCCATAGCAAATTGAGTATCCCTTGCAGCTTCGGAAGCATCATCAAACATTGAAGTAAGGGAACTCATACCAGGAATAGCCTTAGATATATCTGACAGAAAACCAAAGGCACTAACTCCTTTACTATTATTTAATCTTTCTTGAAATTTAACAGTATCTTCTAAACCCTCATTAAATTTACTCTGTTGTTCTATAGCATTATTAATTGCCTCTAAAGCTCCTGGATCGTTCTTAAAATCACCATAACGCTTTGCATATACAAGATTTTTAAACTCTTGATCCCCTTGAGCTTTTAAGACATCTAATTTTTTCTTGTCTATTTTAGCACCAGTAAGATTTATTTGATTATATTGATCTGCTATACTAACTAAACCTTTGAATGATTTTTTAGCTAAAGATAATTCAAAATTAGTTTTAGTTAATTCTGAAAGACTGCCTTTAAATGAATCAGAAAAATAACTTAATTCATTGTTAATATCATTAATTTCTCCTCTTAATTTAACTAATTCTTCATTAGCTTTAGCAATGTTTTTTGCTAAAAAATCAGCTTTTTCAACTTTACCTAGTTCTTTTCTAAGCAGTTTAATTTGCTGATTGATTTCATTTATATTCAATTGGCCCATTAATATTAATTTTATTATAAATATTAAAAATTATTATTTTTTAGACATTTTAGTTGTATAGTTTGGTTGAGATTTAGATGGTGTTTTTGCGTTTTTTAAGAATTCAGGAGATGTTACTTTACCATCAGTAGTTACAGACTTAGCACCACTACTTTTTCCTCTTGCTTTTTTTATAGCTTCTGCTTCTTCAGCATAATGATTTTGAATTTTTGTAAAAGTAAATTTACGTAACCATATAGGCATATCATATACCGTATGCCAGTCATATCCACCTTTACCATGAAATAATATTTCGTGAATTTGTGTAAAAAGTGCTACCCTATAAGTCTGCGTCAGGCCAAAAAAACCTGATCCCTATAGGGATCACAACGTCCTCCTCACCGTCTTTAGTTTCAACTGTCACTTTTAAATCTACGTCCGGCTGTGTATCTCTAATGTGATTTCGAAATGATCTAGAATCTCTTGCTAATAAATAATTATCTACAAATTCTCTAATTTCTTTTTTATCTTCGTTTCCATCAACTGATATAATCATTCTTTTAATACGAGTTGAAATAAGTGGATTTGCAGATGCATTTAATTTTTGTAATCCTTTAATTTCTTTATTTACTGCAACTTCATCTCCATGATTTAAATATTTATAAGTAATTACAGTACCTGATGTAGGAAATGTATAAGAATATTCATTTTTTCCATTTTTAAATAAAGATTCATCAATTTCTTTATTATTCATTTTTGATAAATCAGCTTTAACTTGCTCACCCATCCACATAAACTCATAATCATTACCATAACCTAATATTCTTGCTGATATTAACAGTGCATTTTTATCACCTATAATTAAATCATTATAGTTTATATCTTTTGATACTATTAAAGATTGTAATAATTTATCTAATACAGTACCATCAGTAATATAAGAAGTATTTGTTAATATATCTTCTTCTCTAGCTGTCATGTATTTAATTTCAACTTTTCCACTTGATAGTGGATTATCTTCAGGGTAAAGTAATCCTTTTGAAGGTAATTCTACAACTTCTGTTGGGAATTTTGGTTTATCTATGCTCATATCTTTTATTTAGTTATAACTTAATTTCGAGTATACATATATAATGTAAAAAAAAGCTTGACCGAAGCCAAGCTATTCTTTAATATATTTAAAATTTCTTTTAGAAATTTAATACACAGTAATCCATTCCTAATACTAATTGGATATCTTGAGCTTCTGCTTCAGTATCCCAATTAAATCCTTTAAATGTTGCATTTTTAATAAATGCTCCTTTTATAATCCATTCAGATACTACATCACCTACAGGTCCTAATACATTGATAGTTAAATCTTTCTTATAGAAATCAGAGTAACCATCTCTACCAGTAACTGATTCATGATGTAATCTAACCCACTCCATAGTAGCTTGTGCTCCTGATGGTGTAATTGGATCATACAGTGTCATATTTAAATCACCCCATTTAGCTTTTCCTTTTACTTTTCTGTAAGTATTGATGTGATTTAATACAATTTCTCCTTGCTCTAAAGTAATTTCACCAACTTCTTTAATCATATATGATGGTACACCATCTACATACATTATAAATCTATTGGCAACTTTTGGTTCAAAAGCTGTGAAGAACATTTCGTTTGGATTTACTACTGCCATTTTATTATTGTTTTATTTTATTATACATATTATGTTTTATACTTTTTATGATGGGAATGTAGCTCCAGTTGGTAAAATGTTGAAATCTAAATAAATAAATTCAGCTGTTTTAGTTGGTTGGATATAAATTGCACCTACCATTTGATTTCTATCAACTACATCTGGTCCATTATTTGAAGCATCCATAACTACCTTAAATGCAAATAAACCTTGTCTTTGTTGTACTGATTCTAAATATGGGTTTACTTGAGATAAAAAGTTATTTCTTGTTGCTGCTGTATTTTGTTCAAATACTAAATTATCAGCAATCTGTACAATGTAAGATTTTAATGCTATCAATAATCTTCTTACATTTATTCTATCTAATGCAGATGCTGCTGTTTGAAGTGTTTTTTGTCCAAATACTACAACTCCTTTTCCAGGGAATGTAGCTATTGGGTTAACTTTACCTACATACAGATTATCTCTATTAGTTTGAGTTAATTTTCTTTGTGCTTGTACTACCGTACTTAAGCCACCTCTATTAATTCCAGCGGGAGCGAACCAAGCTTCACTTGTTCGGTCATTAAACGCGTACACACCCGGAATCATCGATGAAGGCACCGTCCATACTAACTGTCCTGAATTAGGATCACTTACTTGAACCCATGGCCAATAAGCAGCAGCATATGAGTTATCTATTTTTGCAGCTTGAGCATTTACTGATGTAACTGTTCCATTTGGATAATTAACTAAATCTACTAATGCTATAGCATCTCCTCTATCTGCTGTATTCTGTATTAATAAATTAAGTGGAGTTACATTTGATGGTGCTGCATAAATTAAACCAGGAGCTGTTATAATATTATATGAATAATCATCTTTATTTGCTAATAAATTAAAAGCATCAATATAATTACTTCCTGCTCCACTAGCCATTTCTGTTGAAGTTAAACCTTGTGTATTATCATCTGTTATTGCATCATAGTATTTAGCTTGAGTATAAGAAGGATATCCTGTTTCTGAAAATAAAGCTCCATTAGCTCCTGCAAATGATCCACTTCCTACATCTGGAAGAGAAGATGAATATGCGTCATTTGGTGAACCATTATTATCAAAATAATTTGGTGTTTTATATGCTACATTACTTACTCTTACATATCTTGAAGCATTTCCATATGATCCTGTTGTTTCTACATATGGATCTGAAGTTCCAGCTCCTCTAAGTACTTTTTTCATATCTCCAACTACTTTAGATATGTAATTAGATGCTTTTGGATCTAATGAAACATTAGGGAATATTTCAAGTACTCTTTTAGCTGTTGAAGTATCATTACCTTGTCTAATTATTAAACTAAATGTTCCAGAAGCTATATCAGTTGCTTGTATTTCCCATCTTACATTATTTGCTGTACCATTTGTTAATATTCCATTATTTCCTGTTGCAGTTCCACTATTCATTATTATTCCTTCTGAAAGTGTTTCTAATGTAAATGCTTCTGCATCTAATAGATCTGCATTTTGTAAATCTATTAATAATGCTGTTGTTGGTGTTCCTATGTTAGCTGCTGCTGCAACTCCTAAATCATCACCTACTATAAATGAATCACTAGCACCTTGAGCTGCTAATGTAATTGAAGTTGGTTCAATTATTAAATTGTTATCACCATTATTTTGAGCAGTTGCTGCATTTACTTGAAGTGCTGCGGCTGTAGCAGCTCCAGAATTTTCTAAATCACCTGATGCTAAAGTAAATACTACATCAGCTGAAGGGAAATCTGTACCTGTTATATCTGTACCTGCAATTGAAATAGTATTTCCTGCTTGGAATCCTTCTACTGCTGTTGCATTTGTTGGTGTTATACTAGTAACAGTTGATCCTACATTAGCATTTGCAAATGTAGCAGTTGCAGTACCTGATGCTAAACTTAATCCTGAAATTGAATTAATTGAAGCAGCATTAAATGTTATTACAGTTGGTACTGTTGAACTATAACCTGTACCACCTGATACTAAATTAACGGCATTTAAAGCACCTCCACTAAATCCTAAAGTAATTATACCTCCTGTTCCACCACCTGCTATTGAAGCACCTGCTGTTACTAAATCAGCTACATTTACTTGTGCAGTTGTTCCAGTAAATAAACCACCTCCTTGTTCAACTGCTGTAATACCTCCACCACCTGGGGTTATTGTACTTGCTGCAAATATTCCTGATTTAGCCCATGTTAAAGTAAATGTTGCACCTGATCCTTTAGATAAAGCTGTTCCATTAGCAACTTGATACTTTGCAGTTGTACCTGTAGTACCTTCAGTAATAGTTATACTACCTGCTGCTGTAGTTCCTGTTTGATTTGTTGATGGAGTTTTTGCTGCTACTTTAATCATTCCTGATCCTAAAGCTCCTGCTGGAATTGTTAATACATCTGTAGCTACATATCCTGTTCCTGGTTTAGTAATTGCTAAAGTAGCTATTCGTCCTCTTTGTGTTGAACCTAATTCTGTACCAATTGTTACTGTTGCTTCAGCTCCAGTTCCTGTTCCTCCACCAAGAGCAACTCCTGTAAATGATCCACCTACAAGACAAGTTAATGGAACTAAAGTACCATTATCAAATCTAAAAGCTATTGAATCTGCAGTTGCTACTGCACTATTTGTTCCTGTGTATAATTTTCCTATACTTGTTCCTCTTACCATATTAATAGAAGTACCTGTATCTACACCTCCTGGATCATTCTTTGTAACAAGTATGTTATTAAATGTCCCAGCTGTACCACCTTGAGCAGTTGAACCTGCTGATGCTGTAAAATTAAAAGGAGCTGGAGTTAATTTTGTACTTTCTTCATTATTTCTAATTGGGTCAGTTGTTGTAGTTGCAGAAGTCCATGACCCTGAAGCTACTCTATTTACTATTAAAGATGTACCACCATTATTAAAATAGTTATAAGCTGAGATTGATGTAAAATAAGTGTATTCGTCTGAACCACTTGCAAATGTACTACCGTAATTTGCTAAATATTCTGAGTAGCTTGTTACTAATTTAGGAACTCCTACTCTACCTAAAACAGTTGGACCAACGATACAAGCTCCTGCTTGTACGGGTAGTGAAGTTACTTGAGATTGATCATTTTCTCTTGCTAGTACTCCTGGGGAAATTAATGTTTCTGCCATTTTATGTTATTTTTATGATAAATATACTAAATTTTTTCAAAATTTTATTTACTTGGTAAAAATTCACCAGTATCTAAAGAAATAGTACCTGGGCCATATTTTTTTTCTAATTCTTTAGCAAGTGCTGCTTCTTCTTGTTGTAAACCTTGTAAACTTAATTTTAATTGTTCTTTTTTTATTTGAATGTTATAATTTTGTACTTCTATAACTCCTGAAACTTCTGTAATTTTCTTTAATCTATCTTTTAATTCTTGAATTTTACTAATTTCTTCTTTTTCTAAAACTTTTTCTTTACTAATCATTATGATTTATTTTGTTATACATATTAAAAAATTTCTCATAATTTAATAATTATAAACAAGTTTTGGTACTAAATATTTATTTTTACGATAATATTGGCAAAACATATTTTTTGGTGGATTAACATCAATTTCTTTTAAATAAAGATTTCCCCATTTAAGATTATTACAATTATGTTTTAAAGATTCTTCTGCATCTGCATTATACCAAGTAATTATTCCTTTAGGGTTTAAATTATTTTCTATATTAGGTAAAAAATGGTGCCAATT